CGAGAGCTCTATTAGGACTAGAACCTATCGAAGGTGGAAATAAACGATTACAATCATTAAACTTTGTTGATGCTGACAAAGCAAATCTATATCAAGTAGGAAATGAGGATATTAAAAATGAAGATAACAGTTAACGGGAAAATATCAGAAGAAGCAATCAAGGTAGTCTTGAACTCTCAAAAAGAGAAAGTCAAAATCATCGATGATTTCTGTAAACAAGAAAAGTTAGAATCCTTAACTTATAAGGATTCAGAACTTGAGTACGAATATTCAAAAGAAGCGAAACAAGATAAACCTAAACCAAAAAAAGTGGAGGTAAGAATAGATGCTTAAAGAAACAAGATTAGCTGATGTCACACTAGAAGAATCAGAAGGCAAGATGATCCTAGAGGGTTATGCCATCGTCTTTAACAATGAAACGCTCATCGGTGATGAAACCTATGGATTTATTGAAGAGATTGATTCAAGAGCTTTATCAGAAACTAAAATGAAGGATGTTCCTATGAAATATAATCATATGGACTCCTTTTTAATTATTGCTAGAACCAAGAACCAATCCCTGCAGTTATCGATTGACAGCATTGGATTAAAAGTAAGAGCAGAACTCTTGGACACTAACACAAACCAGGACATCTATAAAATGGTAAGAAGTGGACTTTTAGATAAGATGAGTTTTGCTTTTACAGTAGATGAACAAGTATGGAACCGTGAAGGTAAAATACCTAAAAGAACCATTACTAAAATTGAAAGATTGTATGATGTGTCGGTTGTGGATACTCCGGCATATGATGCATCTAGTATATATGCTCGTTCTTTAGAGTCTATGGAGTTAGAACTAAAGACTATGGATTTAGCAGAGCAAGAAGCACAATCAATAATTATAAAGAAACGTATTAAAATCAAATCACAAATCTAAGGAGAGAAAACCATGAATTTAGAATTAAGAAGAAAAGAAATCGAAAGTCGTTTAACTGAAATTAGAAGTCTTGTTGATAATGAAGGTGATCTAGAAAAACTAGAAACTTTGGAATCAGAAACATCAACACTTCAAGAAGAAAGAAGTATGATTGATAAAAAAATGTCAATTGCTACGAAAACAGAAATCAAACCAATTATTATTGACAACCGCACTCAAATTGATAAAGAAAAATTAGAGTTACGCGGACAACAATTAAGGGAAAAACGTGTCATCCAAGTATCAAGTCAAGAAATTTTACTTCCTGAACATACTGCATCCGGATTAGCACCTGTTCCCTTTGTTCAAGTATCAAGCTTAGTAGATCGCGTTAATGTCATCAATCTTAATGGTGGTGAGACTTACAAGAAATCATTTGTAAAAGAAAATGGTATTGCGGGAACAACTCTTGAAGGACAACCATACTCAGAAACTGAACCTGCATTTGGATATTTAACCATTTCAAAAGTTAAATTAACTGTATATACAGAAATCACAGAAGAACTTGAAAAACTGCCATCTATTCCATATCAAGCTGAAGTCTTACGTAACATTAATCTATCGTTAAAGAAAAGAATATCACAACAAATCTTATTAGGCACAGGAAATACAAATACATTTACAGGGATATTTAGTGAAAATGCGATTGCTTTAGCTGATAAAGGTGCACTTGAGATTGTGGCAATCACCGATTCAACCTTGGACGATATCATTTTTGCTTATGGCGGAGATGAAGAAGTTGAAGGTGGAGCAGTTTTAATTTTAAACAAAGCAGATTTACGCGCATTTGCGGGATTGAAAGCTTCCGATGGCAAGAAAGTGCATACGATTGATACCATCAATAGAACAATAGATGGAATTCCTTATGTGATTAATGGTAATTGCAGTGCATTAAGTAATGCAGCTACACCTGCAAATTCATACTGTATTGCATATGGCTCACTTAAAAATTACGAAGTACCCATCTTTTCTCCTATTGAGATCAGTAAATCAACTGACTACAAATTTAAAGATGGCATTATTAGTTTTAAAGCATCTTTATTCACAGGCGGGAATGTTGTTGGATATAACGGATTTTTAAGAATTAAGAAAAAAGCAGCTGTTTAAAAGCAGTTTAGAAAAGGCGGATATTTATGGCGATACTGGATATTGTTAAAAAGGCATTGCTTATTCCATTAGAAGAAACATATGCTGATAGCGAGCTTTCATCACACATTGAATCATGCAAGGAGTTATTGAAGTCAGTAGGAATAGACGAAACCGTGATTGAACCCAGTGCTAATCCAATTGTTGATTCTCTTATATTAATCTACTGCAAGACATTCTTTGGGTTTAAAAATGATGGAAGTGTCAAAGAACTTCCTAAGAGCTTTGATATGCTATTAACTCAGCTAGCTCTTACAAAAGGAGTTTCAAATAATGTTTCCTAGTTCACCGAATATCCGCCTTTCTTTACTTAAACTTGACAGCGTTCAAGATTCGATAGGAAATAAACAATTTAGATTAATTAACTCAAAAGAAGTTGTTGGGATTAATCTCTCGATTACTTCCAAAGAGTACTATGAAAGCAAGAAGCAAGACATCAGAATCGATGTTGCATTAAAAATCCAGTCCTTCTTATATGACAGTAGTAAGCATGCAGTTATCGGTACGACAATTTACAAAATCGAGCGAACTTATTTAAGTGGTCAATTCATTGAACTCTATTTAGTCGAAACAAGTCTGAAAATAGGTGATATCATTGGTTACCCTGGATGAGTTAGGACTACAAATATCGAATATGGTTTCTGAATATACAGAGGGCATCATAGTTGCTATGGAGAGAGCGCTTGATAATACTGCAGATAAGGCTCTAGCTTATATTAAATCGAATGCACCTAGGAGTGGAAGAGTAGGTGGATTTGCGGACTCATTTGTCGCAATTCCAAATGGAACAGGGATCAATAAATCGGTTACCATTTATTCGGAAAAAAAGGGAAGACTGACACATCTACTTGAATTTGGGTTTACACACAAAAGTGGTAAGTTTGTGTCTCCTAGACCGTTTATGAGACCCGCTTTTGATACTTTCACTCCTGAAATGCTTTCAGAGATAAAAAAAATAATTGAAAGTGGTGGGAATTAATGCAAATCGTACTCGAACGTATATTTCAATTAATAGATGGCATTTTACCAGGTAAAGCATCTTATGGAACAAATATTGTAGAGCAATCGAATCTTAATGTTTATCCATTTATTGTTTATCAAGAGATTAGTGATCGCGCGATCACATATGCTGATAACTATGCTACCGTAAGATTAGTGACTTATCAAATCACACTTGTCACAGAAAATAAAGATATCTTATTAGAAGAAAGACTTGAAGAAGCACTTTATCTGTCAGGGTACAGTTATCAAATGATTACAGAATATTTAAATGATGACAACTCGATTAACCGAGTTTATGAAATTAAAATGGAGGAAATAAAAAATGAGTAATAAAGTAACATTTGGATTAACCAATGTGCATTATGCGCTTGCGACGCAAGGTGCTGAAGGAGCGTGGACTTTTGGATCACCTAAACGTTTAGTAGGTGCTCAAGAAATTACCACTGAAGCTATAGGCGGAAGTACACAAGTCTATGCTGATGATAAAGTGATTGCAACACTTGTTTCAAACTCAGGAACAACTGTTTCACTGAAATTTACCGAAATTGATGATGAGTTCAAAAAAGATATCTTTGGATTCAAAACAGATACAAACGGAAACTTTGTCGAAGTCATCAACAATGAAACAAAGACATTTGCTTTGGGTTATGAAATTCAAGGCGACTCAAAAGCAAGACGTATTTGGTATTATCTTTGTATAGCGACGCCTTCAGGAGATGCTAGCAAATCCAAAGCAGACTCGATTGAAGCAAATTCAATCTCGCTTTCTATAACAGCAAGACCTATTGAATCAGGTGACAACTTGATTATTAGAGTGATCGCTTCTGTGGGAGATACCAACTATACTAATTTTCTAACAACAGCACCGGCTTTACCAACGTTCATTTAGGTGATTGACAATGGAAAAGACAATTAAGCTTGGAAATAAAGATTATAGACTACATGCATCCATTTATTCAATTATTGAGTATAAGAGTGTTTTTGGGACTGAGTTATTAAAAGATATTGTGAAACTGACTGAATTGAAAGATATTAATGAAGTCGAGTATTCAACTCTATTTGACACGATTTTCAAAGTGCTATATATCTTTCACAAACCGTTCAGTAACATTTCATATAAAGAGTTATTGATGGAACAAGAACTATCATTATTAGGAAATCAAGAAGAGATGACTACTTTATTTACATCAGTTGTCGAAATGATCAAAATTTTAGAGGATGGAAGTAAACCAGTCCCACAGTTCAAATGATGAGTCAGAGTTTGGAATGACAGCAAACATTATCTTTAACTTGGCTCATCTAGGTATTTCAATTGAAGATTCTAAACATTTTGATTTACAGACTTACCTTGAACTAGTGCAGCTTGAAATGCAAGTGATATCTGGCAAGAGTAATTTAAGAAAAGCAACGCAATCGGATATTGATGCATTTCTAATTTAGAAGGAGGTGTCGCAGATGGCAGAAACAGTCAAAGGACTAAATATCAAATTGAGTCTTGATGGCAGAGATTTAGAAAATGAACTCAAAGGAATACAATCAGATCTAAAAGAACAGCAAAAAGATCTCAAAGCAATCAATACCAATTTAAAATATGATAGTTCTAATGTTGAACTTTGGAAAAACAAACAATCGAAACTCAACGACATCCTTCAAACCACAAAAAAGAAACTTGAAACTCAAAACCTTGAACTTGAAAAAGCAAAGCAAGCAGTAAAAATTGGTGACATGAGTGAAACGGAATATAACAAATTTGCGAGAAATGTTTCTTATACTGAAGCAGAAGTATCAAAGCTCAATAAAGAGTTACAAAACACTAAAGGGAAAATCACCGAACTAGGGAACGCTAATTTTCAGAAAATTGGGAAGATCGGTTCAACATTAACAAAGTCAGTAACACTACCTATTTTAGGTGCCATCTCTGCTTTATCTGGATTAGCTGTAAAGACAGCAATCACTGCCGATGAAATTGGCGACTCAGCCTCTAAAATTGGCCTCAGTGCGGAGAGTTTACAAGAATGGAACTACGTTGCAAGGATTTCCGGTAGTTCAACAGAAAGCCTAAATAAGGCCTTTATAAAGGTCAATGGAATCTTAGGTGATATTGCTACCGGAAACGGAGACAAGGTATCTGAAAGTCTTGCTTTAATTGGATTAACAGTTGATGATTTAAAAGGTAAGAATGCTGATGAGGCATTTAATACAATAAGAGATGCCTTAGCAGGAGTTAAAGATGAAGCTATTCGTGTAGGAGTGGCCAACGAGTTTTTTGGTGAAAAAATCGGAAATGAAATTATTCCAATCCTCTCCAGTGAAAAGATAGCTATTTCTAATCTAAAACAAGAAGCTAGAGAATTAGGAATCATAACCAATGAGCAAGCACAAATAGCAGGCAATTTTACTGATTCACTAGATCAAACGAAACAAGCATTATCAAGTCTTGCAATGAATCTCTCAATGACAGTACTCCCCATACTTGAAACCCTTCTTCAAAAAGTTCGAGATGAGATTATTCCGACAATCAAAGAATGGATTGATAAATGGATTAATCTAGATGATAGCACAAAACGAATTATTATTACACTTGGCGCTGTTGCCGTTGCAGTTGGTCCTGTATTATCCATTATAGGAAAAGTGGGACCGTTACTGAGTATGGTATCAATGGTATTAAAAGGAGTTGGAACTGCAGGGATATTTGCAGGAGCGGGGATTAATTTTGCAACACTTGGCATAGGTGCACTCATTGCAATACTAGCCATGGCCTTATTTCAAAGTGAAGATTTCCGTGCTTTACTTTCTAGACT